AATCCCTACCCGAAATAATACTTATTAGAAAAAAACCAGCCTTTGGGGAGGCTGGCTAAATCAGGAAACAAGCTGTTATATGATAATAACTACGTTGCGATTCCAACATTTAAAATGTTAGACTAATGAGAATCAGACAGCAACTTTTCCTTTAATTATTTCGAACAATCAGCATCCATCTCCAATCGGAGATCCAACACCATCAGCATACCCTCCACTACGCCCTCAGCTTTCTGGAGCATCCTGCCAACCCAACAATCAGATCGCCCATGCTTACGTGCAAGCGCCATAAAAGTCATGCCGCCGACATAATAGTCCACCAATAAATCATGCAAATCGCTGTTGTTCTTTTTCAGACGGGCCATGCACCCGCAAATGATCATCGCGTCATCGTCACAACATTGCGGGCGAGATTTTACTTTTGAAGGAATTAATCCCTTAAAACCGGCGGCAATGGACGACCAGGTCACATCTTCATGATTATTAGCCGCCCACGCTCCCCAACGCTCAAGAACCATCTGAATATCACGCATCAACTTACTCCACAAAACTCAGACCAGAACGCCAATTACAAGCAAAAATCAACAAAACAGTATTAGTTGATTGTTATCTCTGACTTCATACTCCTGCTCCTGTCAGTGTTTTGGCGTAATTCTTCAGTATTCGGTAATCGGTCAAAACAGAGCCGGGGAAACGATATAAGCGCAGACGCCCCCAGCGGTGGCGAAGAAGTTCTGCCATATTAAACTCAAACATCATTCATTCCCCATTTCGGTGATGGTCAGTTCCAGCCTCCCACCTTTGGTAACAGGCATCTTCACAACGCGGTAATCAACGACCTGAGCATCATCCAGCCAGAAACCTGCTTTAGTGAGTGCGTCAAAAGCGGCTTTTTGCAGATTATCCAGGTCACGGCTACGGCGATCCGGCATGTGGCACTCAATGCGGATTTTCACAGGCATAGCCAGGCCGATATCCAGCATTGCGTTTTTAATGATTCGGGCGACGTTATCGCGGTATGCCTGCCCCCTCTGCACTGACGTGCGTGCGCCCGCGATTATGGCGGTAATAGCGATTATTGCTCGGAGGCCAGGGTAATGTGATACTGTAGGTATTCACGCCTTAATAACCCCCTCTTTCAGCCAGATAACCTGTGTTCTCGCCATACCTTCCAGCGCGCATTCTTTTGCATATGCAGCATCGACAAAATGTGTGCGGCGGTCGATTTCGTCGTGGCAGGCAGAACATGCAATGGTGGCAATCAGGTCTGGCGGTTTGATACCGGTACCGCACAATCCAGCCAGCCGGATATGTGCCAGTACAGACGTTTCAGAATTGCCATTACATACGCCAGGGATTCTTACCTGGCATTCCCGACCACGCGCTGCTTTTCTCAAATCAGCCATGATTCCTCCTTGCTGCCAGTCGCAACCATTTTTTATCAACCAGGCTAGCGGTATATCCGAGCAGTGTTGGTATTTCGGATGGCTTCAGCTCAGGCTTACGCTTACGACGATTTGATACTCTGTAGATGTGTCCGTTCATGACACGAATAAGCGGTGTAGCCATTACGCCTCCTGCTTGTCGCGGAGCAGCTGGAACTCGCAGCTCTGCGGAATAGTCAGGTGGCAGCCAATATTCACCGCCCAGGCTTCAACCTTACACAGGAAGACATACATCTCTCCGGTATCAAGATCGGAGGTATGGCGTAACGACTGGATAGTGGTGATATCACCGGTTACGACATCAACCAGGTCTTTGGTTTCATAACCGAGATATGTGTGTTTGAGAGCATCTTTTACCCAAGCTGGAGTGGCGAACGTTTTACCCCTGCTGATGAGGTATTCACTGATTTCGCTGTACCACATGTGGCTGAGTGCATTCTGGGAAAGACTGCGTTTCTCACGCCACGGTTTAAGCACCATGCGAAAGCATTTGCCCTCCTCCAGATAAGGCTGGATCTGCCGACCGATAGCGGTGAAGTTGCCGCGATGTAATTTGATGCCGTCTTGTGAGAGGTTCACGCTTCACCTCCGCAGAGGTCAAACGCTAGATGCAAAGAATTGCAGGTGCATTTCTGCATCTGTGAAGGGAGAAGAGAGTTTGGATTGTATGTGCGCATAAACGTCCCCGTTTAGCGCAGAAGTCACCGGAGTTGTTCAGGCTCCGGTGACATAATTATGCCGTGTTGATTTCCCAAAATCAAAATCGATAGAATTGCTCCTTCTTAAAACACTTTTACTCTCTGGAAGCTTTTCTTATCTCTCTTGGTGTTATATTAAAACGATTATGAAATCTTTCAGTAAAACGAGAAGGACACTTATAACCATTTTCTCTGGCAATCTCGCTTATAGGTTTTACCGTCGTTTGTATAGCAGACAACGCATTATTTAACCTCACATCGTCCAGTATACTTTGGAAACTTACCCCCTCGCTTGCTAGACGGCGATGTAATGTAGAAACAGAAATGTAGAGATATCGAGCAACCTTGTTTGCTGTCCATTTTGTGCCGGGTTCGGATAGCAGCAGGTTATAACAACGACTTATCAATGATTGTTTACTATATGATAAAAGTAAATGATTAACATGATTCACTCCTAACGAAAGTAGAACGCCCATTGCTAAGTGCTCCTGAATTTTAGTTGAGAAGCCTCGGGAAACAGATGTTTTTAGTTGCTCCCAACAATATATTAACTCAGGATTCTGAGGTAAAAAGAAACTTGTTTTGTTACGTATTTGATCAGTTACCGTATAAAGTTTTTGGAAACTCTCAATTAAATCAATGGGTAAGTAAAGCATTTCTGCAAGATAAAGCCCTGCTTCAGGATAATTCTCAATATAAAATTCATAACCACAAGGAAATAATATTATTTGATTATTATCAACAGTTAAAGTATGCGTCTCCCAATTGATAACTTTCTTTCCCTGACGGATACGACACAAAGCTGGCATAAGAGGCTTAACCCTATGAATCTCATGATGTTTATGCATCCGTATTTCTTCGATCTTTAAGTTAGTCTTACCTCTTGCCAGCATACTCTCACCCTACTTTATCTCATAAACTGGTGTTATCTCAGCGGTTGCGATTTTATTAGCATTAAGCATATAACCAACTAACGCTCCGCTGGAGTTAGAATCTACAGGAATCTTTTCAGTTTTTAGAGCCCATACTTTAAACTGGTAATGATGTGGTTTATCTCCTTTAGGAGGACACGCGCCACCAAACCCAGCATAGCCAAAATCATTTCGGCCTTGAACAGCACCAGTCGGCAGTTTTGTTCCATCACGTCTCCCTGCATCAACGGGCAAATATGTTATTGTTGCTGGAATATTAACAACAGTCCAATGCCACCAACCACTGCCTGTAGGTGCATCTGGATCATATACAGTTACGGCAAAGCTTTTGGTACCTTCAGGAACACCAGACCAGGTTAATGAGGGCGATGTATTACCACCTTCACACCCAAATCCAGAAAAGACATGAGACGTTGTAAGTTGCTCTCCTGTTTTTATTTCATTACTAGTGACCTGAAATGCTGCAGCCTGCGCAGAAAATGTTATGAATGCCAATACAGTTGAAACGATAAGTGTTTTCATAAAAACCTCTTTGTTATGACCTATCGTTATTTTATTTGATATTCCTTTATCTCATTATGCATAAAGGCGCAATTTTTATGCAAAAGCAATCACAATTGTACCCCCAACCCAATTATTTGCCACAATATACACAAAGCACATTGATACTATCTAAAAACTCTGCTTTATTATTAGTAATACCTACGAAAGTCGGTGTTATTTTTTAACCTATCATTCAAAATACGTGACATACACCATTTTGCTCATAATAATTTGTCACGTATTTTCAGTATTTGAATCTGCGACCAAGAGTTCTCACCTGACAAATGATTAAGATTGTATAGCTCATTTACTACCCCAATACAGCCGTACAAAACTCGCTTGTGGGAGCAAACAAAGTAATTACCCATTAAGTTTCGTCAAAGATAATTAATTCTGTCTTGCACTTTATCACCATAGCATAACTTAAAATCCGAGATCATTATTTAGAAATAAATCTCACCATCAACCATATATTTGAGAGCACTTATCGCCTGCTGGGCGGATATTACTTTCATTAAAGGATAGTGTTTAAAAACAATGCCATTCATAAAATAAATATCACAGGTTTTATTATCCGTATTAATTATGATTTTTTCGAATGTTTTATAGGCAAGTGTACGGCATAACTCTCGTCCATTTTTACTGGTTAAGTCAATAGCATAAAAATCACTGAATGAATTTACACCTTTACTCTTCAAAGTTTTCAATGATACCGAAGCCCTTCGTAATTCCTTATCTAATAGTCTTATTTTCTCTGCTATAGCGGTAACTTCAGGCGCGACAGACAATGCAACGATTAAATTATTAATTTTCATCTGAAGCTCAATAATTTTTAACTCTAAAGTTTCATTAGCATCTTTCTTGTTTTCAACTGGTTGAATTTTGCTACAATTAAAAAGCAATTCATTAATGATATTATAATCAACCAAATCTCTTTTTATTGATGGCCTGTCACATCGATGTAATCTTCTCATCGGACAAACATAATAGCCATGCAAACTTCCAGATACCGCATGAACAATCATGGTATTACCACAAGCCTCACACTTCATAACTGTTCGAAGTAGATTTATTAGCATAGGATTCTTGCTACTATTGCTAATACCAAAAGGTGCCAACCGAATTTCCTGTACAGCGTAAAACAAATCATCTGATATGACTCTGGGATAATAGCCAGCGATTTCACTTATCCCTTTCCCTCTTGCACGATATGAAGGTACGCATATACCTATCAGAGCTTTATTCGCTAATAATTTTTCAATTACAGAAGGTCCCCATGCACTTTCTTTTCCTGAGAAATTCTTTACAGCATGATCATTTAAATACTTGGCTATTGCATTCAATGAGCGCCTTTCCATCCTGAGTTTAAAAATTAGCTCAATAGTTTTCACCCTGTCGGGGTCTGGAACAAAAGCCGTTCTTTTGTCATCTAAGGAGAGCCATCTCGGACAAGACGCCGTCATAATCGTACCTGATTCCAGTGCATCCTGCCGTTTTTTCTTCCATGATAATTTAACCCGACTTGACTTTATCTCGCTTTCTTCATTTGCCCTTTGTGCTATAAGTATGGCTTTTATTAATGAATATGGCTCATTCAAAGAGTCAATATTATAGACTGTATTGTCGCAAAGAGTTATAACATCAATACCGTGATTCAAAATCAATTTCAGACGTTCAATCGCTTCACCGACTTTTTCTCTTGAAAGTCTGTCCAGACTTTCAACTAACAATGTAGTTCCTGGCAATATATAACCATGCTCTATAGCATCTAAAAATTCCGAAAAAGCTCCTGATTGTGCATGCTTTCCTTTGAATGCACTTAATCCTAAATCTTCATATGTTATGGTATCAAGATAATAATCACTATTTACCTTTAACCATTCAGCAATAAGTCTTCTCTGTCGGTTTAATGAGTCACCAGACATCTGACCTGGTGATGAAAATCGCATATATGCTATGGCTTTTTTCATGGTGACACCTGCTAACGTATGCTTTTATAAACCTTAGTGGTGGGATATAATTTTTGTTTAATTTTTATTTAAAAAGACAATTAAGGTCACATTATCTTGAATATACAACAATAATCGTATTGCAATTTTCTTACGCCATAATCTTGAAAGCACAAAAGAATACATAAAAAATAAAGACATTAACAAAAAGCATAAAACGAGGCTCATATAAATATAAGAGCCTCCATATTTTAGTCGTTTAGAAACAAATTATTTTAATGTGGTGTGCTTCGTGACAATAAATTAATAACCAACACACCGGCACAAATCAACATCATGCCTATAATAGCTGGCAGGTCCAGCCGTTGGTCGAAAAGTCCCCATGACAGTAAGCTAATCAGGACAATACCGACTCCTGACCAGATAGCATAAGCAATCCCTGTAGGAATATAAGCCAGCGTCTGAGCTAATAACCAGAATGATGCACAATAACAAATAATTGTACCAACAGATGGCCATAACCGTGTAAAACCTTCTGAAAACTTCATTAAGGTTGTACCAATGACCTCTGCAAGTATTGCACCACCAAGATAAATATAAGGGTTCATAGCATATTCTTTCCTGTTCAAACTGGAGAGAATTGTACTACAGTTTGAACTCAACTCACCTGTTTCATCATTGTGTACCCATTGATGTTCTTTTATATACCCTCAATACCCGTTTCATCGCGGCACTCTGGCGACACTCCTTAAAAATCAGATTCGTGCTCACCTTTCCTTCCCGTTCTTCTCTGGTAGCGAACCGGTAATACACCGTTCGCCAGACCTTACCATCAACGACCAGGATTCCTGCCCGCGCCATTTTAGCCGCAGCCTGATTTATGCTGGTTACGGTTGCGCCTGTTACCGCGGCAACGTCCTGTGCACAGAAGCTCTTATGCGTCCCCAGGTAATGAATAATTGCCTCTTTGCCCGTCATACACTTGCTCCTTTCAGTCCGAACTTAGCTTTAATTTCTGCGATCTTCGCCAGAGCCTGTGCACGATTTAGAGGTCTACCGCCCATAACAGGAAGTTGTTTTACTGGTTCAGGTATCGTCTCACCACGGTTAATTCGCGCTGTCATACAGGTCAGTTCATCGGCAGCCTTGCGCCGTAATTCCGCGTCAGTCAGCGCATTGGCCCGCATGTTCTGGTACAAGTTGGTAACCAACCAGTAATGCGCGTTCGATTTCCACGGATAAGACTCTGCATCCGGATACAGGCCACGCTTCCGGCAATACTCGTAAACCATATCAACCAGCTCGCTGACGTTTGGCAGCCCGGCGTTAACAGATGCTTCTTCCCGGCACCAGGCGACAAACTGCCCGGGTGATGGCAGGAATGGTCGATTCTGCCGACGGGCTACGCGCACTCCAGCGTTAACCTGTTCCATTGTGGTGATCCCGTTTTCCCGGAAAGCCAGAACCCACTGGCGGCGGATTTCGTTCAGTTCATTCTGGTCACGGTTAGCCAGGCTCGCCGGGAAAGTTGCCAGTAACTGGCTGAACACACCGTTGATGATCTGCGCTACCTGCTGTACCTGTGGCTTTTCGTCGTACTGTTCCGGCATGTTGTTGGCGATCCGGCGCATCTGCTCACAGTCAAAGTTAACCATCTGTGCGGCGATGTTTTTCATAGCTCCACCCCGTAAATCCAGTCAGTGTTCGTCAGGTCGAGTTTTGGTTTGCCGGCTGTCACGCCAGCCTGTTGCTTGTTTCGGTTGATTTCGAGCTGGGTCCACTTGTCGCGGAGTTTGGCCGGACTTAGCACGTTACCGGACCAGAAGTTGTCCTGGCATGCCCAGCGGAACAGCACGCACATGTCGCGGTGGTTACGTCCGTCACGTTCACGCATCAGGCGGATATCGTTAGCCCACCCTGCAAAATTCGGTTTTCTGGCTGATGGCGCGATGGTCTTCACCATGTCAAACATCCACTCTGCGGCGGTCAGGTCTTCTGCTGTCCCCCACTTGCTGCCGCTCTGAATTGCAGCATCCGGTTTCACCACAGGAAGATCGTTTTCTGGTTGGTCAGAGGATTCGCCAGAATTCTCGGACGAAAAAGGTTTTATATTGTCTTTTGTTAGTTTGTCTTTTGTGTTTACCTGATTCGGGTAAACGCCTTTACCTGATTTGGGTAAACTTTTTTTACCTGATTCAGGTAAATTTACCTCTTTCAGGTAAACTTTATTTTTCTTACCTGATTCGGGTAATGTTGACCATTCACTGACCACATTATTAATGCCGGTATTCCGCCCGCTCTGAATAAAAATCCCACGCTTTACCAGAACACTTTTTGCAGCAGAACACTTGTGCGGCAATATCCCGGTTAATTCGGAAAGTTGCTCGTTGCTAACCCAATCCAGTTTTTTATTAAAGCCATATGTTTTGCGCATGACAGCCAGAAAGACCAGAAGCTGGTGCTGTGTTAATCCGGCCAGCATCACAGCTTCCAGCAACTCATTTGCAATGCGCGTATAACCATCATCGAGATCTGCCACGCGCGGCTCCTTTTGTGCCGCATCCGGCACTGGAAAATTGAATATCTCAGCAGTGTTTGCCATAATTCCTCCCGCAATGAGTGTGTTACGATTTGCACCTGAAAGTCGGTTCTGTTCCCGCAGACCGACTTTCGCCATTTTTGAACCTGTCATATTGCCCCCAGCATGGTGGTGACCATCGCCATCAATGGACCAGCCAGATCCGGGTCCACTCGAAACATCGACACAATGCCTTCACTCATCTCCTTCAGTTTCTGGTGGCGTGGTGCGTTGAGAATGACCGCCTGCTTTGCCTCACTGAGTTCCTTTTCCATTTCAGCCAGCCGAGCCATGAAGCTATCCTGCTCAACCAGGTGGCCGCGATATTCCAGCGGTAGTACCGCCAGAATTGCCGGGGTCAGTTCACGCACGTTATTTCGGTATTTTTCAGAATCGAATTTGTTATCGAGGAAGCGGAACAGCTTCTGGCGTGCACGACTGACATCATCAGGAAAATCGATGGTGCCGCCGCCCTGTGCTCGATACTCATTCACAATGAGTGCGGCAACTACATCCTGATTATCTTCAGCAGACCAAGCGCGGACGGCATCACGGATTTTTTCGTGGCCTGGCACCTGTTTTGTTTGAGAACGATTTATCACCGCAGTCGGGCTAAATCCGCTAGTCTGTTGGTATGTAAGTGGTTGCATAATTGACTCCTTTAGTTTGAATTGACTGTTAAGTTGATTGCTTATTGTTAAAGAGCGTGAAATGGAAATTTAAGCTGCGTTCTTTTCGGTGTGTGGAAACAACTTCGGAAGATCCGGGCGAATCTGGTATGCCTTCACTACTCCACCAGTAGCCGTAACAATGCTGCCGACATGTTCAGGGGATACCTTTGCTTTGTTGTGAAGCCACTTATAGACGGCCTGCTGTGAAACTTCGCAAGCAGCGCCCAGTTTCTTTTGTGAACCAACGATATTGATCGCTGTTTTGATAGCTGGGTTCATAACAACCTCCGTGGTTAATTTGAATCAAGATTAAAACCATGGTTGTTTTTAGTCAACAACCATTTTCGTTTGATGGAATAAAACCTTGGTTGTACATTTGGACTATGAAAACAACACTCTCAGAAAGACTTAAAGAAGCCAGATTAGCGCGAGGCCTTACACAAAAGGCGCTTGGGGATTTGGTCGGGGTTAGCCAAGCTGCTATTCAGAAAATCGAAACAGGGAAAGCTAATCAAACAACTAAAATCGTGGAGATCGCGAACGCTTTGGGTGTGCGCGCAGAATGGTTATCTTCTGGCGTTGGAAATATGTCAGACAGTACAGTGCAACCAATACAATCAACTGTCAGCCATTCCAAATACTTCAAGATTGACGTTCTTGATATAGAAGTCAGTGCTGGGCCGGGAGTCATCAACCGTGAGTTTGTAGAAGTTCTACGCTCGGTTGAGTACTCGTTTGACGATGCTCGTCATATGTTCGATGGTAGGAAGGCGGAAAATATCCGCATCATTAACGTGCGTGGTGACAGCATGTCAGGAACGATCGAACCAGGTGATCTGCTGTTCGTTGATATCACAGTTAAATCTTTCGACGGTGATGGTATCTATGCGTTTCTGTACGACGACACAGCCCATGTAAAGCGCCTGCAAATGATGAAGGATAAGCTGCTGGTCATCTCTGATAACAAAAGCTACTCACCGTGGGACCCGATCGAGAAAGACGAGATGAACCGGGTGTTCATCTTCGGTAAGGTTATTGGGAGCATGCCGCAGACATATAGGAAGCATGGGTAGTACCAATTAAAAATTATCAACTGGGCATTGTGCTCATTCAGTAAAGAACTAATTCCTATCTTTGCTCTAGGTAGTAATATTAAGCCACCGCAATAATATCTTTACCTAACGGCGTAAGAATCCCGGTCACCGTGCCGGGTTTTCTTTTGCCCTCCCCTCATCACACACACCGTTAAAAAAACCACCATAACCTCGCTTCAGTTATCGCTATGCGATTCAAGTCACAAAATAAATCCATCCTAAATACAACCAGTTATATCTAAAACAACCAATAAAACAACTTTTGTTGTTGACGGTAAAACAACTATAGTTTTAAATAAGTTCATCGCAACAACACAACGATACGGCAACCACCTGATTCACCGTTGCGATGACCGCTTAGATCCGCAGTTTGAATTTCAGCAGGCTTCGGGGAGTGCGAGGGGTGAAACGGACGCGTGAACGTCGGTGTGACCAGCTGAAATCAACTCAACATTTCATACCTTAGTCGCTTCAACGAGGCGACTTAGTTATGACAACCGGCGGCCATCCACCGCCTGAATACGCGCAGAAGTCTCTATATGTTCAGCAGCCCAGCTTACGGGCAGGAGTTTTTATGGTTCATCAACATTACGGAACGCAGACCGTTAATCGAGGTGCGGTCATGCCAGGAATGCTGGTCAAACACAAAGATGGTACCTGGACTGCATCAGCTAATTTACGCGGACGGCTTTATCTGCATCGCGGCATCGAGCGCACTTATACCCGTGATTTGCTCGTGGAAGTTTTTCTCGACGGACGCGGTAACGGCCTGAATCGCTAATCCCCTTTCCTGTTTTCCTAATCAGCCTGGCATTTCGCGGGCGATATTTTCACAGCCATTTTCAGGAGTTCAGCCATGAACGCTTATTACATTCAGGATCGTCTTGAGGCTCAGAGCTGGGCGCGTCACTACCAGCAGATCGCCCGTGAAGAGAAAGAGGCAGAACTGGCAGACGACATGGAAAAAGGCCTGCCCCAGCACCTGTTTGAATCGCTATGCATCGATCATTTGCAACGCCACGGGGCCAGCAAAAAAGCCATTACCCGTGCGTTTGATGACGATGTTGGGTTTCAGGAGCGCATGGCAGAACACATCCGGTACATGGTTGAAACCATTGCTCACCACCAGGTTGATATTGATTCAGAGGTATAAAACGGATGAGTACAGCACTCGCAACGCTGGCAGGGAAGCTGGCTGAACGTGTCGGCATGGATTCTGTCGACCCACAGGAACTGATCACCACTCTTCGCCAGACGGCATTTAAAGGTGATGCCAGCGATGCGCAGTTCATCGCATTGCTGATCGTCGCCAACCAGTACGGCCTTAATCCGTGGACGAAAGAAATTTACGCCTTCCCTGATAAGCAGAACGGCATTGTTCCGGTGGTGGGCGTTGATGGCTGGTCCCGCATCATCAATGAAAACCAGCAGTTTGATGGCATGGACTTTGAGCAGGACAATGAATCCTGTACATGCCGGATTTACCGCAAAGACCGTAATCATCCGATCTGCGTTACCGAATGGATGGATGAATGCCGCCGCGAACCATTCAAAACTCGCGAAGGCAGAGAAATCACGGGGCCGTGGCAGTCGCATCCCAAACGGATGTTACGGCATAAAGCCATGATTCAGTGTGCCCGTCTGGCCTTCGGATTTGCTGGTATCTATGACAAGGATGAAGCCGAGCGCATTGTCGAAAATACTGCATACACTGCAGAACGTCAGCCAGAACGCGACATCACTCCGGTTAACGATGAAACCATGCAGGAGATTAACACTCTGCTGATCGCCCTGGATAAAACATGGGATGACGACTTATTGCCGCTCTGTTCCCAGATATTTCGCCGCGACATTCGCGCATCGTCAGAACTGACACAGGCCGAAGCAGTGAAAGCTCTTGGATTCCTGAAACAGAAAGCCACTGAGCAGAAGGTGGCAGCATGACACCGGACATTATCCTGCAGCGTACCGGGATCGACGTGAGAGCTGTCGAACAGGGGGATGATGCATGGCACAAATTACGGCTCGGCGTCATCACCGCTTCAGAAGTTCACAACGTGATAGCAAAGCCCCGCTCAGGAAAGAAGTGGCCTGACATGAAAATGTCCTACTTCCACACCCTGCTAGCTGAGGTTTGCACCGGTGTGGCTCCGGAAGTTAACGCTAAAGCGCTGGCCTGGGGAAAACAGTACGAGAACGACGCCAGAACCCTGTTTGAGTTCACTTCCGGCGTAAATGTTATTGAATCCCCGATCATCTATCGCGACGAAAGTATGCGCACCGCCTGCTCTCCCGATGGTTTATGCAGTGACGGCAATGGCCTTGAGCTGAAATGCCCGTTTACCTCCCGGGATTTCATGAAATTCCGGCTCGGTGGTTTCGAGGCCATAAAGTCGGCTTACATGGCCCAGGTGCAGTACAGCATGTGGGTGACGCGAAAAGATGCCTGGTACTTTGCCAACTATGACCCGCGTATGAAGCGTGAAGGCCTGCATTATGTCGTGATTGAGCGGAATGAAAAGTATATAGCGAGTTTTGACGAGATGGTGCCGGAGTTCATCGAAAAAATGGACGAGGCACTGGCTGAAATTGGTTTTGTATTTGGGGAGCAATGGCGATGAAACATCCTCACGATAATATCCGCGTAGGCACGATCACTTTCGTCTACTCCGTTACGAAGCGAGGCTGGGTATTTCCCGGCCTTTCTGTTATCCGAAATCCCCTGAAAGCACAGCGGCTGGCTGAGGAGATAAATAATAAACGGGGAGCTGTATGCACAAAGCATCTCCCGTTGAGTTAAGAACGAGTATCGAGATGGCACATAGCCTCGCTCAAATTGGAGTCAGGTTTGTGCCAATACCAGTAGAAACAGACGAAGAATTTCATACGTTAGCCGCATCCCTTTCACAAAAGCTGGAAATGATGGTGGCGAAAGCAGAAGCAGATGAGAGAGACCAGGTATGACAACCACGGAATGCATTTTTCTGGCAGCGGGCTTCATATTCTGTGTGCTTATGCTTGCCGACATGGGACTTGTTCAATGACACCTCAGCAGGAAAACGCCCTTCGCAGCATTGCCCGTCAGGCTAATTCTGAAATCAAAAAAGCCAGACAGCAGTTTCCGGATAAAAACGTCGATGACATTTGCCGTAGCGTACTGAAGAAGCACCGCGAAACGGTAACGCTGATGGGATTCACACCGACTCATTTAAGCCTGGCAATCGGCATGTTAAACGGCGTCTTTAAGGAACGATGAACATGAAAAGCAAAATCATCAGGGAGCTACAGGCTCCTTTTTTATTATTCGCATTCACCCTCAAGCGTATTAACCAACAATTCAGGGATTAATGAAAGATGGCAGACATCATTGATTCAGCATCAGAAATTGAAGAATTACAGCGCAACACAGCAATAAAAATGCGCCGCCTGAACCACCAGGCTATATCTGCCACTCATTGTTGTGAGTGTGGCGATCCGATAGATGAACGAAGACGCCTGGCCGTTCAGGGTTGTCGGACTTGTGCAAGTTGCCAGGAGGAGATCGAACTTAAGAACAAACAATGGGGACTGTGATGGCCTCAAAGCAGCAAATTTCAACATCGTCCAACTGAGGTGTAAAAATGTTCAGAATCATTTTTCCTAACACCTGGTACGTCGACCACCACGGCGCTCCCTGCAAAATCCTGCGTTCTACCCACAACAAAGTTCACTACATCCGAAAAGGCAGAACATGTATCGCCAGCATGTTCCGCTTTAATCATGACTTTGAACCTGTGAATAAAGCTGATGCAGATCGGATAGCAGAAGAGATCGAAACGGCAGAACACATTAAGAAGTTACGTGACATGCGTTCAAAAAGCAGAGGTAACCATGGAATCATACAGCCTCACACTCGATGAGGCCTGACAGTTTCTCAAGATCGCCAGATCTACCGCAACCGACAATAACCGCCACTGAACGGTTTATTTCTTTATGGAGAAACCATACAAATGACAATCAATATTCAGCCGATTCTAATAAACCGCGAGCGTGTTCAGGAGATGCTTGGTGGTATCTCCAGAACTACTTTTTACCGGAAGCGTAAACAGTGGGAGCAATCAGGGACACCATTCCCTCGGGAAGTGGAAGAAATCCACCCACCGAAAGGCGGCGCCCTCTTTCGCTACAAGGAAGTTATTCAGTTTTGCAAAGATAAAGGATTGATTTCCGAACACTCTTGAATTTTCTTAGCCCATAATTCTGCTGCGTCCTGCTGCTCGGGGATGTAGTCATACTGGTCATAAACAGCCAGCATCCCCGTGAGCTTATGCCCGAGAATTTTCTCCGAAACATGAGGTGCTACTCCAAGTTCAGCCATTTTTGTTTTGCACGTTCTGCGCAGATCGTGCAATGACCAGTGCTCGCCCCCCATAACATCTTCTACCTGTTCTGCAATAGAAATTAGGGTGCTGGCAGACATTGGGCGATTTTCCTGTAACTTAGCCGGAGGAAATACGATTGACAGATCAGGGTATAGATCAAATACCTGCTGCAAATAATCTGCTGCGAGTTTTGAAATACCGCGAACAAATCGCTTACGCGTTTTTGAGTTCTCTTTCGGTATAGTCCATTCTCTAGACTTCAGATCAAAATCAGTCTTCTTAGCCAACCGCAATTCAACACCACGACAACCAGTTAACGCAACAATTCGAATAAACATTTTGTTTTGCCACGACATTTTCGTTTTGTCGATGGCATTCCAGAATGCGCCTATCTCAACATCGTTAAGAAAACGTTCGCCATTATTAGGTCTACTGCCGATATCATTAATCTCAAGAAGCATCAGTGCATTTGATGTTATGCGTTTTCTGCGTAACGCATAGCGGATCACTTGCTTCATCTTCACCAGTACATTTCCCGCCTGTACGGGTGACCCACCTTTTGTTATGCGAATGAATATTTGCTCCCACTCTACAGGACTCATTTCATCTGCAATCAGCTTACCGTAATTGTCGGTGATGTGAAGTTTCAGCATCCGCTTCCAGTATTCGTACTTCACCATCTCTTTTACTGAAGGAGTATCAAACCACTCGTCAACTAGGGTACTGATGCTTGGGGAACTTGATGCAATATCTTTGGCTTTCTTCCTTTGCATGGCTGGGTCTTTACCCTTCTCCAACCACCCTTTACACTCTTCCAATGCATCGCGAGCTTCCTTAAGCGACATCTTCCCGTACGTTCCGAGCTTTAACCTGGCGGGTTTTCCATTGAAACGATAGCGGTATTGAAAGGTGATAAGTCCCTTCGGGCTGATCCTGACAGAAAGTCCGCCTCCGTCAGCTATCTCCTCAGGTCCCTCATATGCTTTTCCGGATATACGTCGCAGCTTTGTATCGTTGAGTGCCAT